AATTCATTCTAGAAACCATGTTAGAAGACCAACCAAATCCATTAACTAAACAAGAAAAACAGCAATTTTTAGATCAAGTTAAACGATTTAGTGAAATGAATCAATCAGTTTACGGAAATGGTGATCTTCAAACTTTAATAGACCGTGTTAAAGACATGATCAACAAAGCTGAACAAATTACAACAGAAGCTGGCGATTGGTTTGATAATGTAACAGTTAAACGTCATATGAAAAATTTAAATGATTCATATCGTGTATTTGAAGCAACAGCAAAAGAAATGACTCAATTGCAACAACGTTTAAGTGCAGCGTATGAAGATATTGCACAAGGATTAAGTAAATATTTTGATGTTAATTAATTTGGATATTTGAAAAAATATTATTATAATATATAGGTAAATGATGAATAACATTAAGAAATTATACAAAGACTTTTTTGGATACCGTCTTAACGAAGCTGCACATGTTCCATACAACATAATGGATTTTGCTAAAAACAAAGGATCTTATGCAGTAGCACTTGTTAAAAAAGCAGCTACATGGGCAGAAAAATCAGGCAAACGAATTAGCGGTGGAACTGCTATTGGTAAAAACTATAGCACTATTATTTTAGATATGAAACATCAAGGAGCTGAAATTTATATTAATCTAGATAATGAGACTATAGAATTATTTGGTGAAGAAGTTTATGATGCAAAATCATTTGCTCAAGTATTTAAAACTATGTCTGATCCTAACAATATTATATTTTCAATTAATGACGAAAAATTGGATGATATATTACGGGCAAACCATGGCAGAGAATTAGAATATAAAAAAGATGTAACAGGCGATGTATATTATATATTACCAACAAAAGAATTTGATCGATTTATTGATTATGCACTTTCTACAGGATATGATGTAGATTATGAAAACTCAGAAGATTCAGTAATTTATGTTAGAGATGCAGAAGGCCGCGTTAATGAAACACAGGGAATTCCAGCACCAGAAGAAATCGAAGCTGCAAATAAAGGGTTAGATCAGTTATTGCCAAAAATGAAACAATTAACGTCACTAGTTGGCGAGAATGAAATAGCTGAAGCTCAACTTGTTAATAATTTAACAGATTATCGAGGCGGCATTGAATATGTAGTTAGAGATCCGCAAACAGCACAAAGTGTTTTAGACGAAATCCGTCAATGGTCTGAAAAAAAAGGATTTACTATTATTAAAAGTATGATATCCAAATCCGGACGTATTGGATATTTCTATTATAGACTAGGGGAAGATCCTGCATTAGAATCACAAAAGATGCAAGGGTATTTAGCACAAAAACCGGAACTTAAACATTTTAGATTTCATGTTCGCGGAGAACAACAATCTAGACGACCAGCAATGTCAACACGTAATCCACAAGGAAACATTTAAAACAGTTATATGAATAAAAAACAACAACAACATCAAACAATCGTGCCAGGTCACGCATTAGCAGTTAACGTAATAGGTACTACCCGTGAAGATTTAGCATTTGCATTGAAATCATGGAAACGAAAAATTAAAAAATCAGAAATTTTAGAACAAACTAAAGCACGTAAAGAATTTATTAAACCAAGTGTAATAAAAAGAAAACAATTAATTGCAGCAAAGTTTATACAAAAAATTCGAGACAGACACGCAATTTAATACTATTATAATATATTTAATAAGTCCTAGCAAAAAAGTTAGGACTTTTTTACTGGTTTTTTAATCATACCTATATTTATTGTAAATACGCTATCGTTCTATATAGTGTCTATAACTAAAATATTCTATTAAGATTTCAAATAATCTTATTTCCAAAAAACAATTTAGGGAGAACAACTATGGCAAAATCAGATTTGCTAAAAGAAGCAATCGCTGATGCAAAAGCAGTAAAAGAAACAGCTCTAGCAAATGCAAAGATTGCTTTACAAGAAGCATTCATGCCTCGTTTCGAAAATATGCTAGCAACTAGCATGGTACATGAAATGGAAGGCGATGAAGAAGAAATGCCTGCAGAAGAACCAGTACTGGATCCGACAGCAGGAGAAGAAGTAGCACCAGAAGGCGATGACTTTACATGGACAGACGATTCATTGTCTGCTTCAGTTGGAGGCAACGATTACAACTTTACAGTTGGAATGGGCGGAGATGACGAAGACCTGTCAGATGAAATGCCGGAAGAAATGCCGGAAGCACAACCAGCATCTGACGAAGATATGGGCGCCGAGTACAATGAATCATTGCATAATGCAGGAGATGAATTGGACCTAGCAGAAATTATTCGTGAGTTAGAAGAAGACGCTAACGCATATTCGGATATGCCAGAAACTGACGATGACATTAACGCAATTGCGGCAGAAGGTATGTATTATGAAGAAGACGAAAACGAAGATATGAACATTGATGAAATCATTGAATCAATCTTACGTGAAGAAGAAGATGTAGAAGCAGAACCAGTAGAACCAGTAGCTCCAGAAGTTATGGAAGCCATGGAAGATGAGTTACGTGTTAAAGATGCAGATCTTCAAGAAGCGTATAAAACCGTTAGGCAATTAAAAAGTATTATCAATGAAGTTAATCTTTTAAATGCAAAACTTCTTTATACAAACAAATTATTTAGAAATTTTGAATTATCAGAAAATCAAAAAATGAAAGTAATTGAAAACTTTGATAGAGCTGGTAATCCAAGAGAAGTTAAATTAGTATTTACAACATTAGCTGAATCATTTAAACGTCCTACAACTAAAAAACGTGTAGTTAAAGAATCTGCAGCATCTCGTCCAACGAGAACAACCGCACCTTCAAAACAAACAACGCAAGTTTTAACAGAAGGATTTGAATTAGCAAACCGTTGGAAAAAATTAGCAGGATTATTATAACACATTAAAAAAAAAGGAAAAAACAAAATGAGTATTTCAAATTTATTACAAACCAATGATTTCGTACAAAGAAACAACGCTAAAGCGTTAGCTTCGAAGTGGGAAAGAACAGGTTTATTAGAAGGTATAAAAACCGAAACAGAAAGAGCCGGTATGGCTCAATTGCTTGAAAACCAAGCAAGACAACTAGTGAAAGAAGCATCATCTACAGGTGTTGCAGCTGGATCTGAAGAATGGGCTGGCGTTGCTCTTCCATTAGTAAGAAGAATTTTTGCTGAATTTGCAGCAAAAGAATTTGTATCAGTTCAACCAATGAACTTGCCATCAGGTCTTATATTTTATTTAGACTTTAAATATGGTACAGCTCAACCTGGATTTGATAATGACAATTTAAACAGAACAGGTGATCCATTTGGTTCTCCTAACGCTGATGACTCCATGTTTGGTGTAACATCAACAGGTTCAGATGCAACAGGTGGTTTATATGGTGCAGGTCGTTTTGGTTATTCAATTAACGAAACAGCAAGTATTGTAACAGCAGCAACTGGTTCTCAACCGACTGCAATACAAGTTAATGGTGACTCTGACTTTTCAGGTTCGTCTGCATACAAAATGGTAACCGTTAACGTTCCTACAAATGCAGATTTATATGCAGTTCGTTCATGGACATTACAATCAGGTTCAGGTCAAACTGAAATTGTTCCAGTTCAAGCATTTTCAACAATTAATACTAATTACACTGCATCATTTGTTGTAACAACCGCACAAGCAACTGCATTAGATTTAGCTAAAACAGCTGGAAACATTCGTTTAGCATACAGCAAACAACCAACTGATGTAACACGTGGTGACTTTGAAGACAATCGTACAGGTGCAGGAAATGGATATAACTACGATATCGATATTCCGGAAATTAACTTGGAAATGCAATCAGAACCAATTGTTGCTAAGACTCGTAAGTTGAAAGCAGTTTGGACTCCAGAATTTGCTCAAGATTTAAATGCATACCATTCAATTGATGCTGAAGCTGAATTAACTTCAATGTTGTCTGAATATGTATCCATGGAAATTGACTTAGAAATTCTTGATATGCTTATTGCAGCAGCTCCAACAACAGAATTTTGGTCAGCTCGTAATAACACAGTGTGGGACGGAA